GATCGTCAATTTGAGAATTTTTATGCAAAGAATGCAGGGTTATTTTATAATTGGTGGACCGAAGCGTTGGAGTTTAATGTATGAGTGGTAAAAGATATATTATTGATAAAGAACTTTATAAAAAAGTGCATTATATAGTTAGGCAAATAGAATGTTGCTATACCTGTGAAAATTCAGGTTATGACGATGAAGGGGATTTATACTGTAAGAAAAGGGTGTACGTTCCCGATGAAGCAGGTTTTATATTTCCTGTTAGAGCTATTGGTGTATGTGATTGGTATGTAAAAGTAAGGGTATAAAAAATTATGTGTAACGCCGCTTGCATCTTCTGGGTACTCAAAAATATCTCTGAATCTGAAATTAGAGACAAGCGCATTCTTGAAGTTGGTTCAATGGATGTGAACGGTTCGCCCCGCTTAGTAATTGAGCGATTAGAACCCTCTGGGTACATTGGGATTGACTTGGCCCCGGGCCCCGGGGTCGATATCGTCTGCAAATGTGAAGAGCTTGTTGAACGTTTCGGAGAAGAAAGTTTTGATTTCATTATTTCAACCTGTGCATTAGAGCATATTGAGGACTGGAAAACCTCAATTTCAAATATCAAGAAGGTGTGCAAAAAAAAGGGATATATTCTTATCATCGTCCCCGGTAAGTGGCCGCAGCACGACTACCCCCATGACTATTGGCGGTTTTCTAAAGATGATATGGTATATATTTTTTCAGACTGTAAGATTCTAAAGCTCAATTCTGATTATCAGCCGGGAAGGGATGAGAAAGGAAATGTTGCGCCCTTATCATTGACGTATATTAAATGTCAGAAACCGGATAATTTCAGTGAGATTAATTTAGATGATTTTGAGGTTGAAGGAGTATCTTAATGCCAAAAGACCTCGTATCACTTGAAAAATCACGTAAGCAAAGAGAAAATATTCTGCAATACTTAGGTGTAATACCTGAGTCGATTATGGTCAACGATAAGACCAATAGAGCATTAGACATGCATGCAGAAGAAAGAAGTCAAGCGAGCTACGGGTACAATGGCGAAATGAGTCATATCCGGGGCTTCACCATTTTTGGTCGCTCAGTCAGAGACGGAAAGGGACTTTCACGATTTCCTCAAAACGTTGGTATTGTTTTACTAAAACTCTATACAGATGAAGGTGATGTTGTTGTTGATCCGTTCGCCGGTCATAACTCACGTATGGAGTTAGTGTGGCGTCACAATCGTCACTACAAGGGTCAAGATGTTTCACAAGAATTTACGGAGGCGAATTTTAAAATCAGGGATGAGCTTTTTTCTGAAAAGCAGTTTGATCTGTTTCCGTCTGATTATAAGGGTACAATCGAGCTCAAAGTCGGAGACAGCCGCCACCTTCAGTATGATGATGAAATCGGTAACTTTACGATCACGTCACCTCCCTATTGGAACATTGAGTATTACGGTGATGAGCCTGAGCAGTTAGGAAATAATGACTACATTGGTTTTCTCTATGAGATCACAAAAGTCATGCACGAGAATTATCGGGTGCTCAAGAAAGGTTCATTTTGTTGTTGGTTTGTCAATGACTTCAGAAAAGATGGCAAATTCTATAACTATCATAGCCATATTATTGAGCGTATGTCGTCTGTCGGATTTATTCAGCATGATATCGTTATTGTTGATTTAGGTTCATCATTTCGTCAAGCGTCCGCTCAGCAGATTGTTGATACACTGATTATACCAAAGCGACATGCGTATTGTTTGGTATTTAGGAAGGAGTAAGAATTGGTTTGAATAAGCCGTTTGGAAGGGAACCGATAAGGCGTTAAGCAGTAACGAGACGCATGAAACGGGGGGATTGACATTGTGGGGGAGTCGATCAACGGCTGAAAGGAGGATTTATGAAATTAGAAGAGATCGAGAATATATGGGAAACATTTGATAAGCATGAAACACCAATAGAATCTCAAATGGTTGGATATTATGGGGCAAGGTGTAGGAATGACATTTCGATTCTTATTTCCAAACTCCATCGCCTCGAGGATGCGATTGAGAAACATAAAAGGTGTTCTGGTAAGCCATTTCCAAATGACGAAGAACTCTACAAATCATTGGAGGATTCATGAAACCTAAAATTATTTGTCTCTGTGGTTCGGCTCGATTTACAGAACAAATGTTAGTAAAACAATGGGAGTTAACAAAGAAAGGCTTTATTGTGTTGACTTGGTGTGTTTTACCCTCATCGTATTTCGATGCCCTAAACATAGAAGATTTTGCTCATATTGGTGATAAAGAAAATGCAAAAGAACTCATTGATGAAGTTCATAAAAGGAAAATTGACTTAGCAGATGAAGTTTTTGTAATAAATGTTGGAGGATATATTGGTGAATCAACCCGAAGTGAAATTGAGTATGCCTTAAATCATGGAAAACCAGTTAATTATTTGGAGGATTTATGATATGAACAACCGACAATTAAAACTCTGCTCACATTATAGTGGTTATTTCAAAGAAATAGTTGACGAATCGGGTGATATTGATTTAATCTGTGCTAAGTGCGGTAGGTTTGATGATCCAAAATATGAAGAGCGTGTCGAAAAGGGTAAACTTAGATACGAAAGATTTAATGAGAAATATAGGAAAATCAATCGAGATCGTTCAGCAATGTTTAGAATGCTTATGAGAGTTCAAAAATCAAATGAAAGGAGAAAACACGTATGAAAAGAGAGTTTGTTTATTGTGTTTCAGGTCCGATGCAGTTTGTTGTAGATAAGAATAGGGTTCTTTCGCGAAGTGGTTTTGTTATCGTTGCAACTGAGGTATTTTCTATCACATTTGTACCGTCAAATGTATCACAGCTTGGTGGTGTTCCTAAGCTTACATTTGATGTAAGAACGCTAAAAAATGCTCATTTAAACTGTTCACTTATTTGTGATTTACAGGAGGACGACCCGCTTTATAGGGCGATTGTAGATTCGTTAGAAAAAAGCGAGAAAGGAAAGAACTAACATGAAAACCGAAGACATACTAAATATAATATCTATCGTTCGTGATAGGGCAGAGGATGTAAAATCGATTCTCGATGATATTCAGCGAATCTCTCAAATCGTTGCAGAGATAGCAATGAAATTGGCAGAGCTATCGAAGGTTGCGAAAGGGATTGTTATAAAGATAGAAGGATTAAAAAAGTAATAAGGCCAATGGTGGCGTTCTCCAGTCTAAATAATAAGTCATTCTGGACAAGAGCCTATTAGGTAGGAATCCTGCCCATTGGCCTCATGAAAGGAGAAGGAAATGAATCAAATACTTTTATTTGCATTAATTGGATGGATTGTAATTTTAGGATTAATAATAATTTTTGCAAAATAAAGGAGACCCCATGACAGAGGAAGAAAGAGATGAGAAGGAGTTTGAGGAAGAAAATGAAGAGAATAAATATAATTGGACTTATGGAATGAATTGGCCCAAAATGGATGACACATTGAAGGAGAAGGAGGGGAAAGATGGATGAGAAGGAAGCATTAAAAATAAGAATAAATCAAAAGTTAGAAGAAAAAGGGGAGATAATAGTAAATACAGCTATTTCAGATGAAAAGTTTATTGATAATTTGTTAAATGTGTGTACACTAAATCAGTTGAGAGATATTCTTGATAAACAGGAGCAAAAAGATGGATGAAAAGGAATATCAAAATAACTGGCTAAACACATGGTATTGCGATTACTTCTGGATATGGTATTACGCTAAAAAGGAAATGTATAACCAGTGGCATTTTTTATGTAAGGAGGGAAAAGATGAGTAAGAAGGTAAAAGAGATTGATGCATTTTATCATGGAGTAATGGCCTGTTTGGATGTGGTCTATTCATTTGATATAGATTCTACTGCAAAACTGCCTATCTCTATAATACGAACTGTAAATATTAAAGAATTATTAAAAGTTGCCAAAACAGACAAATATCACAATCTTAATCTATTAAGGAGAACAATCAAATGGATGAGAAGGTGAAAGAAGACCCAAACGCCGAATTGTTAAAAGAATGGAAATCCTGTCCACGAATTGTAACTTTTACTGAGCGTGAAATGTTAATTAATCATCTCTTCTCCCTCCTCTCCGAGAAAGAGAAGGAAATATTATCACTCAAACTGTTGCTTTATAAAAGAGAAAAAGAGGGATTGATGGGACTAATAGAAATAGAAAAGTTGAAGGCAAGAATCAAAGACCTTGTAGAAGGGATTGAGAATATCATTTCTGCTTTCCATCATAGTATGGATGTGACAAATGGTAATTATCCTTATTGGTTGGGAGAACAAATAAGAAATCTTGAAAAACTAATCGAGAAGAAAGGAGATGAAGGAGATGGGAGATAGATATTTTATAACTGAAAAATGTCCTAAATGTGGAGTTATTGAGTCAGATATTTACTTTGCTCCGACCTGTGGATTTACTACTTGGAAATGCAAATCCTGTGGAGAGGAAATAGATTTATGTAAATTGACTGGAATCGAATATGAAGATGCCAGCAATTTAGATTTAATATCTAAAATTATAGATGGCCTAAAATGATGATTAATAATAATGGGGGAATGACCATTGAGCCATCCTAATAATCATTGAAATAGTAAACGAGAAGACTATGGGAAACTGCGCAGAAGATTGTCAGAATTGTAAGCTTTATCATTCAAGGGGTTATATTGCTTGTGTTGTGAAGGATGAAAATAACCGTACAAGATCAATGTGGCATTACAAAAATGGTCGTGAAAAGCGCATAAAGCTGTTTAAGGGAGAAAGAGGTAAAATATTCGTAAGATTCAATCTGTGGTTCAGACTTTTTGATAAATGTCCAGCGAAGAAACCTTTCTGAAATAGCCTATCTTATAGAAATTCCAACCACTTTTCTTATTATTTTTTAGTTTCTAATAATTTATTCTTGACTTCTTTGTATATTTAGTTTCTAATTCATTCAAATATACAAGATGTTGTGATAACTTAATTTAACAGAATCAGAGAGTGAGGTGTATTTTTTATGTAAGTGTTCAAAATTAATTATGTCGGGAAGGGAGGACAGGAAAACACCATGGGAAGAAAAAAGGATTTAGCTAAAGCTCAAATGAGAGAAGTGGTTGAAGAAATGCAAGAAGAGGGTAGGCTTCCCTCTTCCGTAGAAGATGAGGAAAGCCCCATCATAGCACCCGCAGACGTACCAAGTTCAATTGCCCCGCTTTTATCATCATTTCCATCAGCAGAAGGTTATTTTGGAAAAATTTATAAAGTTAATGTGTCAAATGGCGATTGGCAGGTCATGGATTACCGAATCGAAGCTCCCGAAACAATACCTGATGGTGATCTTGAGGGTGAAGTCAAACGTATTGTTAGACAAAAAAAGTGGGGAGCGGGCGAATATCGCGTTCAGATACGTCGTAGGGGTGAGCGTTCAATATTTGTTCACCAACGGATTATCATCGATGAAGAGCCAACTTATGAAAGTGACGGGAAGGGACAGATTAAAAACCCGGTTCGTGAACAAATTGGTGCAATGAGTGATGTAATTAATATTGTCGAGCGATTAAAACCAACTCCTATCAATGCAGAATCGATTGGAAATATAATCCTAAAGGCTGTTGATACGGGAAAAAACATGGCTACTCCTGCTGACAAAGGAAATGGTGCTGATAGCCAGTTACTTCCAATCATTACGCAATTAATCCCATTATTAATTAAGCCACCAATCGATGAAAATTCTTTAGTTGAAAAAGTCGTCGCTCGGCTTCAACCGAATCCGCAATCAAATGATCTTGAAAAACTCATCAAACTCAAAGACGGGCTCGGTTTAAAGTTCGCCCATCAAGTAGAAAAAGATGGTTCAATCGAATCTGTGAGAAAAGTAACAGAGATCGTTTCTGCGCTCAGACCTCTTACCGGGGGAGCTGCCGGTGAGCCTACGTCTACGCTGGGTCTTATTCTTGAGCATCTTCCGAGGCTTTTTGAACCGCTTCTCACTACATTTAAAGAGTTTGCAGAAGCGAAGAAAATGGAGATGCAGATCCGAATGAATCAAGCTTATGGTGGTGCTCCCGCATTGGCTGGCACTCAGACCGGTGAGACGAAGGCGCTCCCGGCTGCGCCTATTCAAAGACCTGTGCGTCCGTTCGCACTGAGAATTATTAAGGCAATCCACGAAGACGATGAGTCGTACTTCGATATGTGTCGTCAACAAATTACTCGTTTGTACGGTCAACATGTCATTGACGGGCTTGTTGACGGTACGCTTACATCTGATTTAGTGGTTGAAACCTTCAGGACTGAGTTGGGCATTCCGATTGAGCTTGAGAATTTAAAACCATATATGAATAAGTTTGTTGATTTTTTGAAAGGTAATTTCAGTTCAGAACTTCTTGCAGAATGTGAACTCTGTCATGAGCAATATAACTTTCCGAACATGAAAGTATGGGAAGAAGATAATAAAAAGTGTGAAGAGTGTGGCGGGAACCTTAAACTTTTTGAGAAAGAGGGTAAGGCATAGATGAACTTTTCATATTCTAATTTTGATCAACCCACCCGTGTCGAATCGCTTGGCTTTGGTGCAGTTGTTACTCCCAATACAATGAAGAAGATGTCACAAATTATCATTGACTCAATACATGATTACCGTGTTCGTGTATGGGCTGAAAAACTCATCGGTTATTCGTCAGATGATTTTTCTAAGGCTGAAGAGATTTTCTATTTCTTAGTCAATCATTGTCGATATGTTCAAGACCCCGTGGGACTTGAAATGTTGAAATTCCCGATGGTGTCGTTACAGCAAATTGAGGTTGGTGGATGCCCCGCTCTTGATTGTGATGATGCTACGATTCTAATTGGTTCACTTTTGATGTCTGTTGGTATCAGATACGCTCTTCGTGCAGTATCGTTTAACGAAGAATATTCTCATGTGTACGGGCTTGCTTATTTGAATAAGAAATGGACACCAATTGATTTTGTGCTTGGTAAAAAGGGTGGAGAGTTCGGGTCTGAGCCACCAGGTGTCGCACGGATAAAAGACATGATTGTCGAATAAAACTTTATGCATTCAAATGAAACGAAAGAAAAAATAAGGGAAGCAATTAAGCAAAAGTGGAATGACCCTAAATATAGAAGTGCTGTTATTAATAACCCTAAGATGCGTAGAAATTTGGATTGGACAGGTAGAAGACATTCAGAGGCATCTATACTAAAGATGAGATCCGTAAAATTAGGGAAAAGATTATCAGATGAAACAAAGAAAAAAATAGGGCTATCTCAAATAGGTAGAATTTCACCAATGCTTGGTAAAAAACACTCACCTGAAACAAAAATGAAAATGTCAGTAAAAAGAAAGGGAAGAAAACCTTGCCTTGGTAAGATTGCTTGGAATAAAGGTATTCCAAGAACAGATGAAGTTAAAAGAAAGATATCGGAAAAGTATTTTCTCCGAGAAATCCATAATCAAAATCATAATTCATTAAGAGGTAGATTCTTTTCTCCTAAAAATAATTGTGAAATATTATATGAATCAAGTTATGAACTTTTAGCATTTAAGATTTTAGAACAGCTATCTGAGGTTAAAAAATATTCTCGATGTAATTTTGTCATCCCATATTTTTCGGAAAGCTCTACCAAGAAATATATGCCAGATATAATTGTAACATATATGGATGGGAAAAGTGAGGTAATAGAAGTTAAACCGCAATGGGCATTAGGTAGAAAAGATAATATTTTGAAGATTAAGGCAGCCAAAAAATATTGTGCCGAAAACGATTTAACGTTTTCAGTTTGGACTGAAAATCAACTTTTTGCGGAGGCTTAACCATGTTCGATCAACACGGTCCTGAATTTATGACCAGAAGCAAAGGACAGGGAAGAGGCCTAATGACCGGTCAGGGTCAGGGACCTCTTGGTGTTCCGATAGGTGAAAAACAATTTTCAGGTCTTGGTGCGGTTTTACTTCCTTCTAATATTCTCGGTGCAGGAAATCAATACGTCTTCACGTTTGAAAGCGGCGAATGGTTTTTCTTCGGCAGCGTTGCAACGATCAAACAAGAACTTGCAGAAAGAATGGCAAACTTTGGTGATATTACTGGTGTTTCACGTGGTCTTTTCTCAGACCGATACGTTGTTAATGCTGTCCCATCTGTTAATGTAACACTTAGCGATTGGCTTTCTGCTTTCGATGTTTCGTGGCGTGATATGGGTTATGATAACATCATATTCGTATCAGCAGAAGGTGGTTTTGTTTCGACGCAGCCCGGAGGGATTTCAGAAATTGTTGGAGATGTGCTTCCGTCACTCGGATCATCTGTCGGTTCTACGGTCGGAGAAATAATAAAACCTATCTTCCCATATCTACTTATTGGTATTGCTCTTTATGCTGGAATCAATATGTTTCCAAAACTTCTTAAAAGTGGGGTGTCTCGTTAATGCTTAGTCAAGATGTTTTTGAAGATGTTGCAGGAATGCTTCAAGCTCGTGTTGGAGTGCTTTTGCAATCAAAAACACAGCTTCAAACAATGAGCAGATCGCCCGTGTTGACGATTTCAGATGAGGCGAATCAGTTGCTTGTCAAGCAGAATGAACTTGAAGCTGAGTTGCCGAGTACAATAGAAAAAGCTGAATCCGGTGGGGTCACTGATCTTATTTCTGCTGCCGGTTTTTTCGCTTTAATGGAGAAACATATCTACGATGTTACAAGTTTATGGAACGACTATACCGGTCTCGGTGAAAGTGCGAAGCCAACTATTTTTGCAGGCATCCCGGATTGGATTATCTATGCAAGCGGCGGCGCATTCGTTCTTTATCTACTTATTAGAAGAAAAAGAAGATAATGATTATGGGAGGTGAGTAAATGCATTTAACAGATAAACGAACCATTGCAGGCATAGCGTCAGGCGGTACAGCAACGTATCCTCACGGGCTTGGAAAAGTTCCCGATACAGTTGTCGTTCGATGGAATCAAACCCTTGCAACCGCAGCAGCCGTAGCAAGCATTGTTCCATTGATTGATGCTTCAAACGTAACATTACAGAACATCGGTTCTGTTCTGTCACCAAATATGGAAGTTAGTACAATCGTATTTCATTCACTCATCGTCTAAGAAGGAGGTGTTAATGACATGGCATTAATGAGGTACTATATTGATAAGAGAACCATAGCGGGGCTGACAACTCTTCAGACAGCAACGTATGCGCATGGACTTCCATGGGCACCGAATGCAAAGTTTATTCGGTATATCAATACAGCAAATACGTCAACGAGTTGGTTCGGTATTAATGCTGTCTGTGATGCAACGAACGTGACTCTTCAGAATCCGGGTAATGCGACAAGCCCTGATTTTGAGGTTGCTGCGGTTTGTTTTCACTCAATAATTCAGTAGCCGAAAAACGATAGGGAGGTGACAAAGAAATGGCGATTTTAAGATATTACATCGATTCACGAACGATTGCCGGTATGGCGGCTGATGCTACGTTAGCGTACGCGCATGGACTTCCGGGAGCCCCGGATATAGTAAACATTGGTTTTATAGATGTAGCCCTGACAGCGACAACTCTGCATGTTGGAAACAACGGCATACGAGCAGTCGTTGACGCAACAAATGTGACATTGAATAACGCAGGTGGCGGCGCATCGGTTGATCTTGATGTAGCGGCTATCTCTTGTCATTCAATGATTCAATAATTCAAAGGGAGGTGTAAAGTAAAATGGCTTTAATGAGATACTATACAGATAAAAGAACAATCGCAAGCTTGACTAATGCGGCTGTAGCGACATACGCTCATGGCCTTCCTGCTGCGCCTGATATCGTATCAATACGCCCTGTTGCTACACAAGCAAGTGCTACGGGATGGGTTGGACTTACAGCACCAATTGACGCAACAAATATAACGGTACAAAACTGTGGCGGGGGTCCAGCCTCAGGTATTCTTGAGGTGACGGCGGTTTGTTTTCATTCAATCATGCAGTAAGAAAAGGTGTGTTAGCCGAGCGCCAGAAGCGGTTGAGGTGAGTTCATTGAACTTTCTCCCGCATCGGCTAAAAACTAAAAATGGGAGAAGTATATTCTATGAGACTTCAGAAAGACCCGATTGAAACAGTAGCTGGAAATCACCGTCGCCCAACATTTTTATTGGGCTTTGTTACGTTCGGTATGGTTCCCATCGAATGGTGTGTAACAATGATGCGTATGCAAGCACCAATCAATTGCCAAATGGAATCTCTACTCTGTAAAGGCATGGAGGTCGGTATCGCTCGTAACTATCTTGCTGAGTATGCAGTGAGAATGAAACCACGTCCAGAATATCTTTTGATGGTTGGAGACGACATGCTTGTTTCATGGAACTCTCTTCTCATCCTCTATGAAGAAATGCGTAAAGGTGAGTTTGATGTCATGTCAGGTCTTTATTATATGAAAGCTGACGAGTATTCACCGCCGATGCCGGTGATGGCTCGTAACGATGTCGACGGTTACGTGCTTCCCGGCATTCATTTCGCTGTCGGAGAAGTCGTTGAAGTCAATTTGACAGGAATGGATTTTACAATGATCCGCACTGATTTATTCGATAATCTTGGCCCACCGCCATGGTTTAAGACAGCAGATAGCTTATGTATCGAGAATAAAGAAACGAAGGGATTATCGATCTTTACGGAGGATGCGTTCTTTTGTGGAAAATTAGTAGAGAAGGGATACAAAATTGGTGTTCATAGTGGTTGTCGAATAGGGCATATGAATGTCAAAACGGGGGAGGTGTATTGATTATGCCACAATCAATTACAGAACAAGAGGATTTTGGAAAAGCAGAATGTCCGAGTTATCTTTTGAAGTTAGATTTAGGATGTGGTGACAGATGTAAAGATGGGTTTAAGGGAGTTGATTTCTCGCCTGATGTTAAACCTGATTTTTTACATAATTTAAATGAGTATCCCTATCCATTTGAAGATAACAGTGTCTATGAAATATTTTGTTCACATTTCATAGAACACGTTGCAGATATTAAAAAGTTTATGGAAGAGTGCCACAGGATTTTAGTACCTCTTGGAACGATAACAATTGTTGCTCCGTACTATTCTTCGATACGAGCGTTTCAAGATTATACTCATGTGCGACCCATTTCTGAGAATACGTTTTTATACTTCTCAAAGGAATGGATGGATGTAAATAAACTCAGTCACTATGACGTAAAATGTGATTTTGAGGTAGTGAGGAGAAAATTTTATTTCAAACCTGAATGGGAGTCGAGAGCAGAACAGGCTCGTGAGTGGGCAAGGGAGCATTACATTAATGTGGTGGATGATATTGAAGTGACATTGAGGGCGAAGAAATGAAAATAGAGCTTGATCTTTGGGCTAAAGTTATTGCTACAGCAAACAATAAACCAATTGTAAAGAAGAGAGGTCACTTTGCAACTTACCGAGTATCTTGTAAAACGGGTGATATAACACTAATTCCATTTTGGACGTCAACTAATGCAGAAAAGCGTTGGTGGAAATCTATGAATTAAGGAGAAGAAATGAAGAATGAATCTCTACGCAATGACCTTCTTCAATTATGTTTAGACAATTCAAATGATGAGTCAGCGTTGGAGAAGAAGATCACCGGTGCGTTTCATTTGATGTATTATAATTCAACCCATACTTGGAACAATGGAAGCACCAAGTGGATGGGTGTTGCATGCTTTCAGAACCCTCTTGATATGTGGATTTTTCAGGAAACGATCTTTGAGAAGAAACCGAGCTTAATCATCGAATGTGGTTCATTCATGGGCGGTACTTCTCTCTTCTTCGCTCAGATGATGGATTTGTGTGGTATCATGGAAGAAGGTCTCGTCGTTGCAATTGATGTAGGGAACGAGTCGAAAGCCGAACATAGACGAATCAAAAAGCTGATGGGTCGTTCAACATCGTCTCTTGTTCTGAACCGGTTACAACACATTATTGAAGGTAATCAGAAAGTGATGGATGACGATAGAATTATGGTTGTACTTGACTCAGATCATTCAACCGAGAATGTTTTGAACGAGCTTAGAATCTATTCAAAGATAGTTAGTCACGGTCAGTATCTTGTCGTGATGGATTCTAACTTAGGGGGGAACCCAATTCATGTGCCATCGATTGGACCCGGCCCGATGCAGGCGATTGAGATATTTATGAGAGACAATAAGGAGTTTGAGGTGGATAGGGAAAAGGAGAAATTTTATTTCACGTTTTGTCCGAACGGATGGTTGAAGAAAAAGGAGAGAGAATAGGATATGCCAATTAAAATTCCAGACCGTGTCCTTTCGTGGCGTGAGAAACAGCGCAAGGGTTCAATCATGCGTCCAAAGACATTCAAGAAGATTAAACGTAAGGCAAAAAGAATAGGGTATAAGAAACCTTCAGCAGTTTCAGGTAAAGCATATAACGTGACATTGTTGTCGAAATATTTGGATAGTCATCCAAAAGATGAAGGAGTAAAGAAATTGCTATCAAAACTTGTGAGAAGGAAATATAAGAGTTCAAAGAAAAAGCATGTTCAAAATCCTCCCCAAACAGTTATCTACGACCGCCTGCTTGAAATCCGTGCGCAAAAGGGTCAGGGTAAATTCGCAGGCCAACGGTTTTTTCATAACTTTAAACATGACACAAGCGCACAGGTGATTGGAAATGCAGACGGCAGTTTGACGATTAGATCAACAAAGGGCAAGCCATTGTGGAAGAGGTTTAATTATTAAGGAGGAGATTATGACTAAAAAACGTACCTAAATATGTAAAGGATATTGTGAAGCTTGGGCATGAAATAAATTATGAGGCGCTTAATTATAATTATCCAAATTCACCGTCAACACTTTTTCTCTGGATTTTATCATCTTATGGTAGGGTCGATGATCATGCGGATGTTTTTCATTCAATTGAATTTGGGAAAAAGATAGATGTTCTCCTTGGTGATAGAGAAATGAAACTTTTAATCAATTGGTTAACACAGATGTGGAAATTGTGTGATACTGATAGTGATTTCCAAATGTTATATGATACAATTCTAAAAGGAAAGTATTAGTATAATATAAGTAGGGAATTTAACCAATTCAGGGTCGTACGCCCTGGAGTCCCATACAAAGAGCCATCAACCATGCATGGTGGTTAGTGGCTCTTTTTGTATGGGGGTTATATATTTCATCAAAGGAGGTGAAAATCAGATGTCAATGGAAGCATTTCTCATTAATCCGGCTCGCAGGTCAAAAAGGAAAGCGTCACGAACAGGAAAACGAAAAAAAAAGAGAAGTGGGGGTCTTCCGAAGGGTCTACTGTCCCGGATGATTCGCACTTACGGAATAAAAAGAGGAATGAAAGAAGCTTGGAAATCAGTCAAAAGCGGTTCAATCAAAAGCTCAACGAGAAAAAGGAAAAAGAACCCATGGGAACAAGTAACATATCCCCGTCATACGTCCAAGCTATGGCGCACGAAGCGTACTGGACGTTGGGGTAAAAAAACAGGTCATAAAAATCCATTTGGAGAGGAGGTGTTGATAGTGGGAGCTAATCCAAGAAGAAGAAAACGAAGAGTGAGTAGGAGACGGCATGTCAGGCGAAATGATCCGGGTCCAAGAAGGTATCACATGAGCACTCGGAGACGCAGACGAGCAAGACGAAATGATCCGGGTCGAAAAAGAAGCTATCGTCGGCATTACAGACGAAATCTTCCCGCTCGATCAGGAGCATTTTCCCTCAGCGCAAGCAAACCGATGTCTTTGATTATGCCAATCGCTGTCGGAACTGGTGGTTACTTTGTGTCTGATTATATTCCGGCGGCAATCGGGATGTCCGCATCACCGATGACTCGAATTGGTGTTAAAATGGGAATCGCCTTCGGGGGTAGCATGGTGCTGTCAAAGTTCCTTGGAGCGAAAAATGGTGTAGCGTTCGCCATGGGAGCCGGTATCAATGCTGTCAATGATATTTTGAGAACTTATGTCTTCAAGACCGTAACAGCAGCAGGAATCGGAGCATTCGCTCCGGCAATGCGTCCGGCTGGCCTTGGTGCCGTGAGTCCGTATTCGTCTGTGCGTTCACCCTATGTTTCGTAACATTTATGTTTCTTAACGTAGGCGAAAAATTTATATAATATAGTACGAAAGGAGGTGTGTAAACAATGAGTCCCGTTCCACAAAGACAATACAGTGCTTTGAATCCAAGGGTTACTGAGTTCTTTGCCCAACCGCTTTACGATACCGTGAACTGGAATAACGCTGGTCAGAACATTGCAAACTTCTTCGCAATTCCGAGAGGTCAGGGTGCTTTCTTGATCCCCGCCACAGGTATTGGTGCTGCTGTTGCAGGTGTGATTAAAACCTACAGAGATACCAATATGGATGTTGCAGGGTTCACTCCTGATAAGCGATGGGAGTTTGTCGGAATGAATTGGTCAATCAGAAAGGCAGCAGACCTTATTACAGACGAACAGGATCGTAAGTGGCTTGCCCTTAATACTTGGTGGCATTTCAGGATCGGAGACAAGGACGTGCTGTATTTACCTGCTCAGCTCGTTCCTTTAGTGAACTTTACTGCTTCAACCACATGGGGTGCTCAGTCTGCGCATGCAGTAGGTGGAAATGCACCGATCTATATGTTCACGACTCCGCTCGTTGTCAACCCGGGTGAGAGAATTACTGTGAACCTCGAGGCTGGTGCAGCAGTAGCGATCACGATAGCCACTGACGTCACTGTTATACTGCACGGTACGATGCAGAGGGCTACCTAAGAGAGAGAAAAAGAGAGAGGTCTTCTTCCTCCGTGCCCGCATATAACCCTCAGCCCCTCTGGCTGCTTCTGTAATGGAGGTAGCCAGAGGGCAATTTTAGAATGTGTGAAATAAACTAAAGGGAAATCTAAAAAGGAGGTAATAAAACTATGTGGCAAGAATGGTTCGCCTACGGGCTTATCAATACGCTTCCCGCCGGGGCAGGACTCATTTATGTACCCAATGCTCCGCCTTTGAGAATCGATTCAAACTCTGACTTTCTCTGGATGAAATCACTCTACGGAGCGACAAATGCGCAGATACGTCTCACCTTTCAAGATAGTCGGCTTGGTCGTCAACTGAGCGTTACAAATATTCAGTTAAGAACGATTGCAAGCAACTTTGTTGGAAGTCCATTCATCATCCCCCCACCGTATTATCTTCTTACGGGTGGCTCTCTTCTCACGCTGAACGCATCAGATGCTTCGGGAGTTAACAATGTGCTTCGATTTGTAATGCACGGAGCAAAGCTTCGCTCAGGCATCGCACCGTGGGAGCAAGAGTCGGGATATTGGAAGACCTACCGCCGAAGAGAGCCGTATGTTTATAATTCAGGCGTTCAGACTGTCGGCGCACTCGGAACGTTTAGCTTTCCGATTGTCATTGAGAATGACGCTCCGTTCTTAGTACAAAAAATGACGGGAGAACATAGCGGTGCAGCTGGTGCTCTTCTTCTCGATATACGAGATACGACATCAATCGAAGAAAACTGGATGAACATACCCGTACCGTTTGAAACGATATTTGGAACGGGTCAGTTTCCAAACATCATGTACGCCTACAGAATAGTTGGTGGTGGAAATCAAGTCGCAAGCCTTACGCTTAACGTACAGAACTTGACTAACGTTGCTGTAAATTTTGAGGTCAATTTCTGTGGCCTTAAGCTCTTTCAATAATAGAATGGGAGGGATGAAAACATGGTTAAGAATTATGTTCCTTCAGATTTACTGAAGGATACATTTGAGCATAGAGAGATTAGGCCGCCCGCTTTTTCTACTGTCTACCTGAAGCGAAACTTCTTGGGTCGTGTTATACAGATTGGGACCGCACCTACGCTAATCTATGACGGTGTGAGAGCGCAAAATCTAATGATAACGAACCCCGCTCCGATACCTGGGGGAATCGTAACAAATACCGGTCTCGTTACCCAACAGGCTGCTCTTGTCGCCGCCGGGAACAGCCAGGCCGCCCCCATTGCACTTGCAAACTATCTCAGCATGCACCTATTCTTGAATGTTACGGCAATCGCAGTTGGTGATACATGGGATTTTGTTCTTGTCGTTCAAGACCCTGTGACCGGTCAATGGGTTGATTCGCAGGTGTTGATTGCCGCAGTGACTCCTGCAATGGTCGCAACATGGACAAATACGAGCCTATATGCGTTCATCGGTCAAATGGGTGTCGCAACACAGTTCGCCGTTAGATGGGTGCTTGTCGGTGGTGCAGGACCGATGAGCTTCACACTTTCATATGCACTAAAAGAGGGTCTGTTTGGCTCACCCGGTGGTATCTCTCAGGTCATCTACATTATCTCGTCAAGTGGCGGTCAAGTGACAGCCGGATACCCTCTACTTGAAGGTGCAGAGAAAGTCTTTCAAGTCGCAGAGGGGACCCAATTGTGGGCCATTGCTCAAGTAGCGACTCCAATAAGAGTGTTTGAATTGGTATAAAATTCAATGAGAACTAAAATTAGAATATTAACTCTCATTTTCGTTTTTTTTCTATTACTCATAAGCTCTATTGCTTACGGAGTAAATGAGATTCTATTTAGCAAAATCAGCCAACCCTCTTACCTTCTTGTCGTAACCGGCTCAGGCACAGGAACCGGAACGATCGCAAGCAACATTTATGGAATAAACTGTACTTCAACTGCCGGGGTTGAGAGCGGAAACTGCTCAGCCTTGATTCCCATGGGGACAACAGTAATTCTTACGACAACCCCTGACGCCAATAGTATATTCAGCGGGTGGATCGGAGGTGGTTGTGGTGGTATCGGAATTTGCTCAGTATTAATTGATGGAAATAAAACAATCAATGCCGAGCTGTCACTTATTCCCCACGGTGCGAACCTTGTAGGTTGGTACAAAGTGAATGAGGGTTCTGGATCAACAGTCTACAATTACGCACCTCTTTCTGCTGAGCGACTTCCAAATCTACCACTTATAAACTTTGGTAATTTTTGGACCCTGATGTCAGGCTTTGGCTCTGCTAATGCAGTCAATAAAAATTATTGTTTATGGGTAGATGCTGCGTCAACGCTAAGCACCAGTGCATTGGGTTGTAGAGGGTCTTTTCTTTATGTAACTGGCGCAGACTTTCCGTACCCGATGATATTTAATCATACAAATAGCATTGTTGCAGCTGCGGATTCTCCAAACTATATATCATATGATACGGGAACATTACGAGTCGGAATAAGGTTTAACAATGCTTCGAGTATCCGTAATCTAACGGCTCCTGTTACAGATCACTGGTGGTTTGTTTTTAATGCTTACGAAGATGCTACTCATTTTAGATCGTACGCCGTAAAAGATGATGGAACACTTTTGACCGGCACCACCATCGGCACATATCTTAATGAAGTAATAAGACAAATAAGATTTTTTAGGTTCTACGATACCACCAACACACGCTATAATCATTTTTATGGCTCTGTCGGAGATACTCTTCAGTATAGAGGAATCTGTTTAACTCTCAGTGAATGGAGGATCACTTACAATACATTAAGAACAAGGTACGGAATGCTCGCTCCCAGCGGATGGTGAATCAATGACACTTAAATCAGTTATCTACTCAATTATCTATTTCCTTTTATTCATTATCCTTGTTTTTGTTCTTATGGATTTAAGAGATAGTGCTCATAAAGCGAAATTGACTCAAACAGAAGATGTTCAAATAATCTATGGAAGTGTAGAGGAGCTAAAGCGATGAAAAAATGGAAAACGATTTCAATAGTATTGATTCTGCTCGTCTCTGCAATGGTGCTTGTGACGTTTCTAACGCCTCCGCTTAGATCGGCAATTACTCAGATAGCGGGGTTAGCGGTAGCTCAAACACCCTTGCAATGGAACAATGTTAAAGATGCGGCTGTTGGCGATGCACAGAATAATGGGTTAATGGCGATTGGGAACTACGTCTATGATCCCGCCGGGGCGACATGGAACAGAATGAGGGGGACAGTCGGGGGCCTGATCGTAGCGGGTGACAAAACCCCCACAGATGCTTTTGTCACGCCTACAGATGCGATTGGTGTGCAGTCTTTCTTGATGGGGTATAATGGTGCAACCTGGGATATGGTAAGAATAACTGGTGGTGCCCTTAATACAACAGCAAGTACTTCTGGAATAGGGTTTTATGCAATTAAAAGAGACAATATAGCAGCAGCATCGGTCAACTTGGCGTTTGGGTTTACATCCAAAAAAGTAGTGATTGAATGCCCAGGAAGCAATACGGATGAAATCGTAATTGATTGGATTGGTGGAGCAGCCGCTGTTCCGGCAGCGAATACGGCTGGGGATGATCGAGTCGCTCCAGGTAGAACAATTATATTAGACGATTATGCAGTTACTTCAATCAGCGTGATTGCAGCATCGGGGACCCAGACCGTATACGTAAGGGCATTTTATTAATAGGAGGAGAATTAATGAAGAAAATACCTTTACTTCTCGTTATTGGAATCATTCTTTCTATCTTAACACAATCTTATGCATCTGATTGGAGAATAGAAAGCCCATGGACTAAAAGCGGAACGAACATTAGCCCAGCAGCTACCACTGATACTGTTGGGAATTTTTATGAGGTCGATTTAATACCTATCAGTTGGGCAATAGACGGGGGGACCGCACCTGGTGTATTAAGCACTCTTACATCAACAAATAGTGTTAGATATAGAGACTTCTCAGGCGCTGCAAATAATGACGTATTTTTTGAATGGCAAATACCTTATGGAATAGATACAACGGTTGGAATTACGTTTCAAGTAGAAGGATGGATAACGAATGCCACTCCTCCAGCAAACACTGAAACCGTAATGTTTGTATTATCTGGAGTGTCGATAGGTGACAGTGAATTGTTAAGCTCCGCCATGGGGGCAGCAATCACGGTCACAAAAACATTTAATGCCACCTATGTTCAATATGATAGATTTATTTCTGGATATTCAACAACAGTTACCATAGCAGGTCTTACGGCAGGAGAGATTGTGATTTTTAATCTAAGCAGAAATGTGGCAGATACTTATGCTCAATCAATTGGTGTAGGATGGCTGAAAATAAAATATGCTAAAAAATGGTTGGGAAATTAACAATGAAATATAAGGCCAGTATTTTCTTTGCAACTTTGGTAATAGTTTTAAGTTTCTTTTCAACTCTAAACTTAGAAGCAGGTTGGAATTGGAATTATACGATTCTTAGACCAACTACTGTAGCTGTAGAAGATAGCACCGGCTCAACCTACAACTATGGTGACTATACAAATACCAATGCTTTCTTTTGGTCAAGTATAGATATATCTGCTTATGCAGGGACTGATTTGGGCTATACCCCATACAAGATTCGACTTGTAGATGCCGCCGGTAAACAAGCCACCGGCTACCTTGCAG